ATCGTTTAAACCAAGCGCGTCTAGCAACATCGCCTAAAGCGCCACCGAATGGGCAAGGGCTAGCTGCCATTTCCATTGCTTCCCATGTAGCTTCATCTTGACACATTAAACTTACGGCACTTACTTTTAACCCTAGATTAGATAAAGTTTCAGCTTTAACTACTCTTGCACAATTTTCATCTTCAACTGTAAATCCACCGCTAATAGATACAACACCTGTGTTAGCTCCGCCACTTACGCCTGTTTTACATATTTTAGGATTCATAGTAGAAATAGAAGGCGCAATGGCTGAAGGAACAGGCATGCCTTTCATATTTGTAGTGATATTAGTATCAGCCGCTAATACTTGATCAGAAATAATAGCCAATAGGCCGCCAATAATAAGGGCTAATATAAATACTATAACTTTATTAATGCTACTCATTTAAAAATCATCCTCATTTAAATTATGTATATTACAAACTATTTTCGCATATTTTTTAAACTTTGCTTCATGCGCATCAAAATCCTTATGGCTTGAATACCATAAAAAGCAATGAATCATTTCATGCATCATAGTATGCGTTATTTTATTCCAATCATCGCATGATCGGTCTATTTGTATTCTTGGCGGATCGTTTATAAACCAACCATAAGCTTCGGTATTAGATACCACTTCGAATGTAACGCGGTGAGCCGCAGGCAATCGCCACTCATTAAATGGCGGAAGCAATGCAAGCATTTTATATATTTTGCGCAGATTTTGTTTCGTTAAAAGCTTGGCCATAGTCTGCGTCTGTATAAGTAATCAGTCCGTTAGGTGAGTAATATAAATATTTGCCGTCATTTTCTTCTTGTGTCTTTAATGTATGATGTGGCACGCATAAACTTTGAAACAAATTATTCTTAAACTTATTTGCATCTTGCCTATGCGGAAATATATGATCAATCGCAACCGCTTCAATAACTCTGCCTTCTAAAAGACAAGCCTGGCATAAAGGCGCTTTACTTAATTGAGCTATTCTTTGTTTTTTCCAATAAGCCGTAGAATAAAGCTTACTGTTATCTTTATCTTTTTGAGTTTTTTCGCCACCATGAATACTACAAAAGGCAGAGCGACTTGTTTTAAGATTATTGCAACCTAATTCGCGACATTTATCACTAACAGGCGTATAAGGCATAATCTAATTTTATCATATTTGACCTTCTAAAACTGCTAAAGTTTGTCGTAAAAGTTCTGATTCTGATCCATACTTTGCTTCAAAAGTTTTTTGACCTGCATGGAGCGCCACACCAAACCCACCATTTTGATGATGCAAAGGACATAAAGGGATAGCCATACTCCAATGGCTACGCATAGCCAATCCAGCCCCATGCCGTATGTGGTGAATATGTGGAGCTGAATAACCAAACCCAAGATTGCGACATACAATGCAACCAATTTGAGATAACTTTTCATAGTGTCTTTTTTCATGCTTATTCAATCGACCATCCTAGCTGGGCAAAATAACTTTCAATATTTTGTATGTAAAATGTAAATTCCTCGATTGTAAGATCACTCGTTGAGCGAACATAAGGAACTTGAACTCCATTAATAGTTTTTTGTTCAGATAAGAAAAGATGCCCGCATAAAAGATGCACTTCTATAGGTAAATAGCCTGTAAAGTTACTAATGCTTTTATATAACCTACCCCACAAAAATTTATTTGCTTCAATTGATCTTTTATTGCCATCAACCTTTTCTTTGATCGTAACTTGCGGTGTCTTGCCTTCTTTGATTAATCCTTCCAAATAAATCATCAATTGGGGCATGTTTTGATTGCTCACTATCCATTCTCTCTGCTTCATCTTTTAGCGCCTTTGCGTCATCGTGTATTTTAATCATTTTGTGTCCATCCCATAATACAAATCTATTTGCGCCATCGGCAAGAGTGTATCGGGAAATATAAAAATTATTGCGCTCAATGCAATATTTACTAACCTTGCTCCATTTATTTTGCATTTATAGCTTCCTTTGCGAATTCAAGTGAGATTGGTGGATAATTTTTTGGGTTAGCAATAATGCGATGCGCCCAAGCCCTCATATCTTTTAACTTCTTATCTTCACTCTTAATGTCTTGCACAAATTTATTTACATTTGCTGCATAAACCGCATTAGCTTCTTTAGATAGTTTCGGTGCTTCTAGCCTGGCAAATTCAATTGGCTTTTCCCTGCACAATTGCAATATGTCAAAGATACTGGGAAAGAATTTACTGTTATCAATATGCTTATTAAAAGCTTTAGTGACTATACTAAATTCAAATCTTTCAAGCTTTGCAAACCAAACTCTTAATGTATCCTGATCTAATGGTTGTTTTTGATAAAGAGTTGTTAGCGTATCCATCATAGATTTAAAGCCAATTTTGTCATTTTGATTCATAGTAACCTGTTTAGCCTTTCATCTTGTAATTTTTTATATTCAGAATTTAATTCACATCCTAAATATTGCCTTGCATTATCTAATGCTACTTGAGCAGTTGTTCCTGATCCCATAAATGGATCAAATACAATATCGCCTTCTTTACTTCCAGCTAACACACAAGGTTCAATTAATTCTTTAGGAAATGTAGCAAAATGAGCGCCCTTATATGGCTTAACATTAACTGTCCATACTGATCTTTTATTTTTCATTTCATAAATTTTTTGTTGGGCAACTAATAATCCACCTCTAATTTCCATCTTATCTTCACCTGTGCCTTTTTGTGGATTTTTATTTCCAGCAGTTCTATTCAAATGAATAGCAGGTTCTTTTATAGCTTCATTATTAAAATAGTATTGTGGTTTTTTAGTGAGTAAAAATATATATTCATGAGCTTTAGTGCATCTATCTCTTACTGATTCAGGCATTGGATTTGGTTTATGCCAAATAATATCTTGCCTTAAATACCATCCAAATTCTTGTAATGCAAAAGCTACTCGCCAGGGTATCCCAATTAAATCTTTTTCTTTTAATCCTTCTTGTTTATTTCCTCGCCTAGCGCATGTAGTAGGCAAATCTTGATTAGTATTACTGACACTTTGTTTATTTAAAGCCTGACCTTTGCCTGGCCTATAATTATAATAACTATCACCAAGATTAAGCCAAACAGTTCCGTCATCCTCAAGAATATTCCAAACATTTGCAAATACATCCACAATATTGGCTACATATTCGCCTACAGTTTCCTCTAATCCTATTTGACCATCATGTCCATAATCTCTTAAACCAAAATAAGGCGGTGAAGTAACTACAGTTTGAACTTTTACACTTTCATCTTTCCATCTTTTCATTATCTCTCGGCAATCGCCAAATTCTATCTTATTCATGTCTTATCCTTTTTATTTAGCCATCATATACAAACCAACATTACCTAGCGCATAGCCAAAATAACAAATACCCATTCCATTATTGCCAAGATAAAACTGTTCAAAACTTATATAGCTATAAATAGCGCCTGTGATAATAATTAATATATGGCTCAAAATGGTGGTTCGTCTTTTATTAAATCAAATACATTTTCTTTGGGTTGAGGTGGTAAGCGTTGAATTTTATGGTTAGGTCTGTGCAATACATAACATTCAGCTTCATGTTTTGTTCTAAAGCGTATAATTGGCTCGCCAAAATCATCAAATACAATATAGCGAAATAAGACTTCCATACAATTACTCATCGGATAAATGTTAATTCTAACACTACTGCTAATCCTAAAAATAGACCAAAAAGACCGCCTACAATTAATATTTTGATTGCAAAATCTAAAATTCTAGTTATTAAATTCTTCCCACAAGTAAAATAGGATGAGTGAAACAACCAAAAATATAATCGCCCACAAAACAAAGCCAACAATTTTAAAGGCCAACCACAAATTTGCTAGAATCATATTTTTTCTCAACTCCATCAATTTTTTTAGAATTTATAACCCCTAGCTCTGATATAACTAAATTATGCTTCTTGCCTTTAATATCTGACATCCATTGTAAACTGTCAGGCGGAAAAAATGAAATCATCTTCCAAACAAGTTGGCCGTCTTTTGAAAATTCTTCTATCAACCAGGCTTTAGTGTCCATTATCATTCTCTTGATTAATTAATCTAACGCTTTTAAGTTTACGAGTATTGCCATCAAATACAAATTCTACATTGCATCGACTAGCGCGTCTTTTATTTGTGGCCGCACAAAGGCCAACTTTATCATAATGTCTTAAAAATACCGAATAGGGAGCTATTACATCTTCAATCGGTGCTGGTCTAGTTTTAGCTACTTCTTGAACATTGAGTTCGCCATTTAACTGACGAACCCAAGTTTCTAAATTACCCATTGTCGTATCTTGTGTCATGTCTTTTCCTTAATAAAAAATATGATTTGCTATAGCTATCTTAACTTCTTTTTGTCTTGCCCAAAAAGGTTTTGCCATTTGTTTCGTATGAAACCATTTTGCACCCCTTGTTGGATCATCTATCCTATTTTCTAAAATCGCTTTTGCAAGCGGTTCTAAATAAGCTATTTGTGTTTTAGTTGGCATCCCATAATCAAGAAACTGATATTGAGCTGGTTGCTTCATTACTTCACAAATAGTTTTCGGATAATTTGGATCGGCTTTGCGGTTAATTGCAGTATAAGCAACTGCAACTTTTCCCATATCAGGCTCACCCCTTGCTTCACCAAACATAATTGCTGATAGACATAAGATTTCATTTATCATCTTTCTTCCTAAAATGTTACTGATACAGGCTTTTCA